TGTTCGAAGCCTGGTATCGGGAAAAAATAACGGATGGCGCTGACTGGTTTTATATGAAGCTACAGACCCCGCTAGGTGTGGAGTTTTATAAATGCCGGTTCACTGATATCTACGAGGGTCCAACACTGGTGGCGCCGGTTTACTGGAAATTCACCGCGACACTCGAGCTATGGAAGCGACCTGTGCTGCCTGATGGATGGGTCGATTTCCCTGATTTCATTATCAACAGCGACATTCTCGATTTGGCAGTCAACAGGGAGTGGCCTGAAGCATGACAATTCTCAACCGCCTCTATGCCAGCAGCGGGCCCGAGGTCATTATTGAAACGCTGCAAATCAACATCGGGGATGAGGTCCATTACTTGTGCAACGGGTACGAAGATATCACCGCGACAACAGAGAACGGAGACACCGTTGAGTTCAAAGCCTGCGCGATGGATGTCGCATTACCCGCCCGTAATGATGATGGCACTCAGGATTTAAAATTTGCGCTCTGCAACGTTGATGGCAAGGTTTCAACGGCCATTCGAAACGCCATCAACAACCTTAACTCGGCATCTCTGACATATCGTAGTTTCATCTCCACGGATTTAGCCGCGCCAGCCGCCGTTCCTTACACCCTGGCGATTAAGTCTGGTTACTGGACTGCGACAGAAGCGCAGATCACTGCGGGTTACATGAACGTGCTGGATACTGCGTGGCCCCGTAATCGTTACACCCTGAATTACTTCCCCGGCCTGCGCTACGCCAACTAAGGAAAATTTATGACCTTCAATCCTGAAAAATACCGTTCAGTCACCTGGCTGAAGGGCGGCAGGGTGTACCCGCAACTCGACTGTTTTGGCATTGTTAACGAGATACGTCGCGATTTAGCGGTGCCTGAATGGCCTGATTTTGCCGGTGTGACCAAAGACGGAGGTGGTCTCGATCGGGAGGCCAGAAAACTGATGCTTTCCCTGCAACGCTGTGAGCCCTGTGAGGGGGCTGGTGTGGCTTGTTACTCCGGCTCATCGGTAACGCATGTGGGGATCGTCGTCAGTATTGGCGGCCAGTTACATGTAGCCGAATGCAACCCGGGAACGAATGTCACGTTTCTGCCGTTGCCGCGATTTAAGCGGCGCTTTGTCAAAGTGGAGTTCTGGCGGTGATTAGAATCTACCCCTCCCGGCTACCTGGTGAGCCGCTTGAAACGCATGAACACAGGGCAATGACGCTGCATGCGTGGATGGTTGAAAATGTTGAAAGCTACAGTGAGCGTGAGAGACACCCTGTGTCGGTTGAGCTGGGTGGCGTCAACATTCCTCCCGAGCAATGGCCGTTATGCTATATCAGGCCTGAAAGCGATGTGCGTATCTATCCCGTACCCTACGGGACGGGGCTAGAGATAGCCGCGTGGGCAGCGGTGGCCGTCGCAGTAGCCTCTGCGGCTTACACGCTTTTCATGATGTCGGGCCTGGACTCCGGGGGATATTCCTCTTCGACAGGCAGAAGTCTTGATCTCAATCCGGCAAAAGCGAATACAGCCAAACTGGGTGACCCCATTCGTGAAGTTTTTGGCCGCCGCCGTATTTACCCGGATTATGTGGTCCAGCCGGTTACCCGGTTTGACCCTGTCGATCCGACGATCATGCGGGTTCATATGCTGGTTTGTCTGGGAATGGGTAACTTCTCATTCTCTAATGGTGATCTGCGCGTGGGGGATACGCCAGCATCGACCCTTGATGGATTCAGCCACACCCATTACCCACCTGGCGCCGATGTATCCGGCGATGAACGTAGCGAGAACTGGTTTAATTCCACCGAGGTGGGCGGAACGTCTTCAGGTACTGGCCTTGATATGGCGCAGACCTCACCGGACTCAGACGATATTATCGCGGACAGCATGACTGTGTCCGGCGCGACCGTAACGTTTACCGGGCTTGATACGGATGACGACGATGATGAAGATGAAGACGACAACGCTCTGCCTGACAGCTGGGTCGAAGGTACTATTGTGGAGATTAAAGCGCCTACCAATTTCCTGATTTCCACCTCGTCAGGCTACAGCGTGTTTGCCAGCAAGCTGCTGACGGAAATCGCTCCGGCGGCTGGAATGCCGGTGACGCTGAGTTTTAACAGTGTTGATTATGATCTCTTCATTGCAGCATATACGCCGGGGCAGGATGCCGTGCCTGGTGAGGGTGGCAGCGCGGCTAAAATCCAGGCCAGCGCTGCGCCGACGACTTACGATTTCTCTCTGGGCAGTACAACCTTTACGTTCACCTGGCACGGAACAACCTATACCGTCTCGCTGGTTGCAGATTATGTGAACATGTCCGGCCTGCTGGCCGCGATCTCGGAGGGGCTGACCGGTTCGGGACTGGTCGCGCAGGACAATGGCGGTACAGTGCTGATCACGGAGGAGTCCAGCCCGTTCGCCGGTGGATCAATTACCTCGTCTTCGCTTCCGTCGTCTGTTTTCGGCGATACCCCGGCTTACTCTACTGGCACGGCATCAACAGGCGGCAGTGCGGCCATAACAGCAAACGTGACCCTGGCCTATAACAGCGCCACAGGAACTGCATTCTCAGGTATGCCGGAAGGCACGCAACGACTTTCGTTGTCTCATCGTGGCAATGAGTACCAGATTATTTCGACTGACGGGACCACGGCGACGGTAGGTCGCATGGTTGACGGGGCGATTGATGCGTCATGGCCCGGCTTCATCGCCCGGACAATGATCGACTACGAAGCCACCGGACTGAATGACAGCGATACCTGGATGGGGCCATTTCTGGCAAGCCCGGATAACGAAACTGTTTATATTTTCGAGGTCAATTTTTCTTTCCCCAGTGGTATCTGTGGCTTTGACAGCAAAGGGAAAAAACGAATACGCCATGTTGAGTGGGAGATTCAGTATCGGGTTTATGGTTCTGGTGCCGGATGGATCAGTAAAACAGGTGAGTATGCGCTGAAAAACGTTAACGGGCTTGGATTCACTGAACGCATAGTTCTTGACTCACCTGGTCTGGTTGAAGTTCGTTGTCGTCGACGGAACGAGCAGGGCAGCAACAATGCCCGTGACAACATGTACTGGCAGGCACTCAGGGGGCGACTTCTGACGCGTCCGGTATCCTATGCTGGCGTGACTCTCCTGGGTGTGACTGTCGAGACCGGCGGGAAACTTGCGGCACAGTCCGATCGGCGGGTGAATGTCGTAGCCACACGTGTTTATGACTCAGGTACACCGCGGACGATTTCCGGCGCGCTGCTGCACGTAGGGAACTCTCTGGGTCTTCAGATGGATACAGAGACCATCAGCGAACTGGAGTCGATGTACTGGACGCCCGGGAACGAATATTTCGATTTCGCTACTGGCGACAGTATCTCCGCCCTGGAAATGCTGCAGAAAATCGCGAATGCCGGGAAATCCTATTTTCTGCTTAGTGATGGCCTGGCGACGGTCGGGCGTGAAGGGGTTAAGCCATGGACGGGCATTATCACGCCGCATGAGATGACAGAAGAGCTGCAGACTGGCTTCTCAGCGCCGTCAGATGACGATTATGACGGTGTTGACGTTACCTACATCAACGGCACTACCTGGGCGGAGGAAACAGTCCAGTGCCGCACGACTGACAATCCGACACCGGTCAAAATCGAGGACTATAAACTCGATGGTGTTCTGAACCGGGACCACGCCTGGCAGATTGGTATGAGACGCCTGATGAAGTATCTGCATCAGCGGTTGACGTTCCAGACTACAACGGAGCTGGATGCGCTGTGTTACAACGTCGGTGACCGTATCGTTCTGACTGACGACATACCGGATTCAGCGACGACAATCAGCTGCCTGGTGGAGTCATTATCGACCACTGACGGCGTCTCGACGTTGACGGTATCAGAACCCCTGAACTGGACATATCCGAATCCGAGAACACTGATTCGCTACCAGGACGGATCAGCATCTGCGCTGATGGTGGCGACAAAGGTCGGGGATTATCAACTCTCCGTACCGTATCTCAGCGATTTCGACGCTATTGATTTCAGCATACCTTCCATCGAGCCGGTGAGGCTGATTTTTTGTGATT